TTAATCTGCCCTTTGGGGGGGATCGATTCTATTCAAGCGCTCATAGAATTTGGCCATCTCATTATCAGTTTCTTTGGAATACGAACGAAACTCATCTTCTATATCATCAAGTCTCTTGCGAAATTCACCGTCAACTTGTTGTATCATGGAATATAGGCCCTTCCTGGTTTCGTCAAACTGCGCTTCTAAACGATCAAGCCGTTTACTCAATTCATCAGTCCTACCGATCAAAACTTTAACGTCGATCATTCGCTGATCATTTACATCTTTCAACAAATCTCGGAAGTGCGATAACGCCTCTTCCTGTAATTTGAGGGTATCAATATATTCGGTCTGCAGCTCAATGAACTTTTCCTGCGAATTTGATTGAACTGCGGATTTCTCAATTTCCGCATCCTCCCACGCATTATTGCCTTCGGGTTTTTTTCCAACACTGTACATTTGAAAGGCGTTAACATTGATGTCATTATGGGTAAGCCTCTGATTTATAAGTTTCTCTACCGTGATTTTAAGTCCCTTCGAAATGTTGTTGAGTAATTCCACCTTGGGCATTACATCTGTGTTCTCATAATTTTTCAAACTGCTAAGAGAAATCCTGTAAAAGGCAGAAAACTCCGCTTGCGTAAACCCGGCAGCTTCCCTTATCATTTTAATGTTGTCGTTTACGATCATTTGTAGTTGCTTTGGATATTGATATTATGCTTTTTGTCTCCTGAGGTTAATCATGCGTGAAGGCTTATTTGTATTCAGTCTTTCGATCTTTTGAGCTTGTGCAAGATTCATTTTTGCAAGCATTTCTAATTTTTTTGTCTGATCAATGAGCAAAGAAAGATTCGCGAGGACCTGCACGTTAAATGTTGAGTACTGATTTTTAAAAAATTCATCATTACTCTGCAAGAACTTCAAGAGATCCGCTTGGTCTTCCAACTCTTCCTTTTGCCCCCCTTCGCTGGTCATATCTAGGACCCGTTCTTCTTGCTCATCCTCGTTCGTTAAACCAGGCTTCTCCCTGTTAAGGCAAAATTTAATACTTGATGGATTAACTTCTGCACTTCGGAGATCCTCCGGCTCTATGCCCGAAACGCGGCATATTGAAAGCACCGCTGGCAGCTTGGGACATACGTCAGTATTCTCGTAATTCTTTAAACTACCTAAATTAATCCCTATTACCTTAGCAAATTGGCTTTGGGTTAATCCACTTATCTTCCTGATAGTCTTAATATTACGATTTATAAACATAAATATATCTAGAAATTAATCCTTTAAGTATTTTATATGGATTAAAACTTATACTTTTGGGTCAGATATTAATACTTCGGTTATTTATTAAGCAAAAATATAGGAAATTATGAGCAATCGAACAATTAAAGCGCATTTCATAGAGGTCATCAGGAAGGATGAGGATTTGAAAATGGGGATCGCTCGCGCAAATGGTGTCAAAATGAGCAGTGTCGATCGATGGCTTAAAGATGGTGATGAGGTTTTGACCACGTTTCGAAACCTTGCTATACTAAAGCGACATTTTGGAGTATTGGAAGCTCAGGAGTTATTGGAGGACAGCTTCGTCAAATTAGCCGTTGCTACCACAAGATAGACACCGTTATCCAGATTTGCAAATGCCCATTCTCCTAACCAACTGTTAACCCCTTCATGGCTCTGACCATCGCCCATATAAAAAGAGAAGAGATCCACCGCGAAGCGAAGGCCCGGGCTTTTTGGGAACAGGTGCTGGCTCCCAAGTGGGACGCCAAGGCGAGGGAAGAGGCTGATAAGATGTTTTCGAAGGACAAAACAAAAAAGAGTAGTACCAGCCCTCCGGGCAGAGCGTAGTAATCCATCATCAAACTATAAAAAATGTCAACCAAAAAACTTGACCGTCTAACGGTCGCGGCCATGTTATGTCTATCCGTCACCCTTGTATTCACTGTCCTGCTGCTCGCATCCTTTGTGCCGATCAGCGCCTGGAGAAGTCTTTCATTCCTATAAATAAAAAAAGCTGCTGGTAGTACAGCGGCAATTTAGAAACCTTCAAATTTTTACCATGACACAAGAAACGTCTCTCACCGATCATCAGAAAAATTGCGCTGCGGCCCACCACTTTTTTTTGCGGGCAGCAGAACGATTGGTCGAAAAAATGAAATCTCCAGCGGCCTTCCTTTTATTTCTGACCGATGCCCTGAACTGGCTTCATATGTACACGGTCAAGCAGCAAAAGTACAGCCGTGACGAGGATAATCATTACACGCTCATCGTAATGGTGGAGAATATCATTGTCCCTTGGTTTGCCGGAGGTCCTGACGTTATCAGCAATATTGCCAAAGGCATCGGCGAGGTATACCAGTTTTGCGGGGATGATGGAATGAGAGGTGTGAATAATGACGTCATTGTTGGCTTTGGAAATTATGCCGAAGGAATGGACTTTACCTCTACAGGTCTACGGGAATACTCCATAGCGCAAAGCGTCCTCGTAGACTTACTCGACGCGCTGGAAGCCTATGACTTGGCAATCCACCCAAAGGAGCAGAACGAAACCACCGATACCCCCAGCATTAAAGACTGGCTGCTTTCTTTGGGAGCCACGCCTTCCTCGGCCCAGGTGCAACTCGACGAACTCCGTAAGGAAATGGTGACTCTGCAAGCCGAGAACGCCCTGCTAAAGAAGAAGAGCGGCAAGCTGATTGAAAAGGAACAGCTGGCGATGGCTTCTTAATCATCAATTTTTCACCCCTCAATTTACACTATATGTCAGACGGATATCAATCACTCGGTTTTGCAGACGCAGACGAATTCTGCGCCCAGAGAGACTATTACAGCGGAATTATTAAGGACTATATGCAGGCGAAATCCTTGCCGGGCAAAGAGCACATAGCAATGGTCTTTGGTATTAGCCTCGGAGGGCATGAACATGACGACAGTATTGCTTATACCCGAGAACTTTGCACGGATCTTATGGCCCTGCTTAGTAATCCGGCGATAAGTAGCCAACTGGAGCCGCACCTTCAACCAGTGGCCGGCCGAATGCTTAAGCAGTTGTTCTGGCTGTTCCAGACCGTCAAAGAGATGGATGTAGCCTTCGACCTGATTGCGCTCGAGCACGACTTCCCGAAATCTTTTACGGATGATCTGGACGATAAGTATCGGCTTCTTTATAAGAATGCAGGAATGCGCCTGCCCGATCTTCCATCGATTCCCGTTCAGCTCCGGAAGGCATCATAACCATTACTATCACCTCTCAATCTTCTTTTTTATGGCAAAGACAATAATTCACCCCAGCAACCATCTTTCATTGGCCCTTGACCAAATCCCAGTCGGGCACCGCAGTTCGCGGAATCTGTTCTTCTTCTTAACCAATATCATCTACCACATCCACGAACTGCGGTGCCCGACTGGGGATCCGGAGGAAGAAGAGGCGGGTTTGATAACAAGGGATAATGATCACCTTTATTCGGCTACTCTCTTGCTTGAACAGGTCGCCTACCCCTGGCTGGAAACGGGCGGCACCTCACCAACGCAGGAAATGATTGAGGGCCTGCAGTCGATGCTTACCTATTTCGGTACCGATGGCTGGCACACCATGACCACCGCCTTCACTATGGCAATATGCCGCGATCTTAACCAAGGACCTTCTTCGATGAAGTCATATGTAGAAACCCTCGGTCTTCTATCTGCGTTTTGCTCCTGCACCGCTGAACTGCGGATTCACGAGGAGCAAAGCCAATTAACCCTCAAAGCAGCATAACAATCACCACGTAAACTTTTTATCATGAAAAATATCATTATCGCTAACTCCCCGAAACAGAACGCCATTCGTGCCATAGACGCCTTTTTGGCTGATCCCGAAAGGCTTCACGGCTTCACCGTGAGAGGATGGGTGGTGGCCATGTTTGGCGGCCAAGATTGCCTGGAGACGTTTTATGATCATCGCGATGCCCTTGTAAGGCTGCAAGATGTAGTCGACAACCACAAGGAGGAGCTCTCGTTTAGATATAATGTGGTTGATAGTTTCTTGAGCAATGCTGTGTTGCTTGCGCAAAGTCTGATCGAGGACGGTTACATAAAAGCGGAGCTAACCCGCGATTTTATCGAAGACGAGCATATTGAATGCTCCGACGAGTATCTCGATAATCTCGCTCGCCAATATGAAGTCAAACTTCAATTAGCCAAGCTGGAGGCTGAAGAGCGCAGGATTAGCCAACGGGCGGACGAAAGGAAAGCCGCATGAGCACCGCGAAACTTAACGACTTCGTCAGGTCGTCGATTCCTGGATGGGATGTGGCGAGTGCCAGACTGAAAGTGGGGGACGTGATCCTACCCTCCATGTGGGTGCTGGAATGGAGCCAGAGCCAGCAGGCTTTCCATGTGGAGACGTTGGGCGAGGCCCTCATGACGAATGGTCTCTCGTTCAAGTGCTTCGGCAAAACGGGCGACTATGTGATCCTGGGCCTATACCCGGACCGCGCCGCCGTAGACGTAGCCTATGATTTCTTCCTGTCCGTTATGCGCACATGGGACATGAGCAACCTGACGGTAGATGCCCTCCTAAAACAGTTAGGTCCTTAAGCCGGGGACCTTTTTTTATTTACCCTTTCCGATCCGTACCCTGCACCGCCGATACTATGAACGCTCGATTTGAGCTAAATCACAATACCCGACAATGGCGAAAAAGCAGCAGGGGGACAAGTTGCCCCCCGGATACCTGGCAATAAGCCGGAAATTTTTTGAACACAGTTTTTGGAAAGAAGCCCGAGTCTACTCATGGGCAGAGGCCTGGATCGATCTCTTACAGTCGGCCTGGTTTGGAGAAAAGCCAAGCAGGCAGATCATCAATAAATCGGTTATCTACTATGGCAGGGGCGAAATGGTCGCCAGTATTCGTTTTTTGGCCCAACGGTGGAGATGGCCGCATGGGAATGTCCAGAGGTTTGTCGACCTCTTGGAGCGGGAAAACATGATCACTCGGCGCACCGAAAAGAACCAAACTATCGTCACGATCATCAACTATAAAACGTACAACGGCATCGGCTCAAAGTCAACAGGGTACGCGACTCCCGAAAATCCGGGAAAATCCGGTACACCTGTTGGTACACCAAACAGTACATCTGTTGGTACACCTAATGCTAATGACAATAAAGAGCTTATAGTGGACAGCGGTACACCTGTTGGTACACCAAACGGAACACCTTCCGATACACTTGCGGTACACCCGCGGTACAAAGAAGAAGAAGGGTTAGAAGAAAGTAAAGAAAGAATACAGGATAGCGCTGCATCGATAGAAAGGCGCCCACCGTCAACAAAATGAAAGAGCCATTTACTCGGACGCAGTATGAGACGATACGGGACAAATACCCGAAAGAGACGGTTCAGGAAGTTCTCCTCGCCATGCACAACACTATCGACCTTCTCAAAACAAAACGGTCCGCGAGCCTGACCTGCCAAAACTGGTGCAATCGTCGTATCAGCAACCCACTCACGGGCAAGGGCAAGCCGCCCGCGCCAGCCGGCACAACAACCGGTCAAACCATTCGGGAATTACGCGAAGCCAAAAAAAACAAACAAACCGCTTAAAAACGAATTATGAGTTACAACGAACAGAACTACGGAAAAAAGGAGAAACGAACAGGAAGGGCCAAGCCAGCCCTTGAGACGATGGTTTACGGCAAGATACCGCCGCAGGCGAAGGAGCTAGAGCAGGTCATCCTCGGAGCGATCACTTTGGAAAAACACGCTTTTGATGCCGCCGCCGAAATTTTACAGCCTGAGCATTTCTATCTGGATGTCCACCAGCGGGTATATCGGGCCATGCAGCAACTGATCCGGAAATCCTTACCTATTGACCTGCTGACGCTGGCAGAAGAGCTGAAGGTATCCGGGGATTTAGAACAGATCGGCGGCTATCAGACGCTGACCAAATTGCAGGATAAGGTTGTCTCCAGCGCGAACATCGCCTCACACTGCAAAATTGTCTACCAAAAGTACGTCTCCCGCGAGATCATCCGGATCAGCGGCGAGGCTATCGCTGAAGCCTATGACGACGAAACGGACCCGTTCGATCAGCTGGAAACGGTTGAGCAGAGATTTAGCGGCCTGTCGTTATCCAAGACTGGCAAACAATTCGAGACGCTGGCAGGCGCAGCCGTTAAGGCGGTAGAGCAAATCTACAAGGCCCAGCAAAGCGGCGACGAACTCACCGGAGTCCCATCCGGGTTGCCGGTCCTCGATACTGTAACCCAGGGATGGCAGCCGACAAACCTGATCATCATCGCCGCCCGGCCCGGGGTGGGAAAGTCTGCCCTCGCCGGCAACCTTGCTATGAATGCCGCCGCACACCCAGTGAAACCGGTACCGACAGGCGTCTTCTCGCTGGAAATGGCTACCATCCAATGGGTGACACGGTTACTATCAGGTTCAACCCATGTGCCAATGTATGACATGAAGCGGGGCCGGATAGACGACGCGCAGATGAAAAAGCTACAGACGGCCGCAATGATTGACTACCCCGAAATCCCCGTTTATTTCGACGACACTGCAGGACTAGATATCTACCAGCTGAAATCAAAGGCCCGGATCATGGTCCTTCGGTATAAGGTTGGCCTGCTGATCGTGGACTACCTGCAGCTGATGGGCGGTAAGAAACTCCCCGGTGAAAGCAGGGAGCAGGAGGTCGCCCGGATCAGTAAGGAACTGAAGCAACTGGCCAAGGAGCTGAATATCCCCATCATCGCCCTGGCTCAACTCAGTAGGCAGGGGGACACCGGGGAGCCTCGCCTTGGTCACCTGCGGGAGTCTGGCGCCATCGAGCAGGACGCCGACGATGTACTCTTCCTGACCGCGCCGGAACAAAACGAGATCGATGCCGACGCCAGCCTGAAGGATAGCATTCTGGTCCATATCGCTAAACACCGGAACGGGACGCTGGAGAAGATCCCGATCAAATTTGTGCGGGCCATTCAAAAGCTAATGACGGAGAACGAATACGAGCGGTATATGACGGGCAGATTCCCCGTCGGGAGCAACCGGAAGGCATCGCAGCCAGGATTTTTCCCGAACCCAGACAAGACACACGAGCCGGAGAAAAATGACTCTATCGATGATATACCTTTTTAATTCACCCAAAAAACAACACAATGTTAGAACACAAAGAAAGCAGCGTCTCAGTCTACCACAGCCGGGAGTACAGCAATTTTAGGATGATCGAAGGTAACCGGGAGCTCAACGAGATCAAGATCAATAAGATTATGAAGGATATCGAAGCGGGGATCGATGTCCTGAAATATTACCCAATCCAAGTCCGGGAGGTTGGTGACCGACTGCACATCATTGACGGGCAGCATCGGTTTTATATCGCCCGAAAGCTCGGACGCGTCATACACTACATCTTGCTGCAGGAGGACCAATCCCTGTATAACATCGCCGTCATCAATTCCAATACAGAGAAGTGGAAAACCCGGGACTTCATTAACTGCTATGTCAATCTGAACAACGAGCACTACAAAGAGCTTGACGCGTTTATGAAGACGTACGGGCTATCAGCTACCCTTTGCGCCCGGTTGCTGACGGACGGCCAGCCAGGGTACGGAGGGAACGGTAACCAGAACATGGAGGATTTCCAGCGGGGGAAATTTGAGGTCCGCAACCGGGACGAGGCAAAGAAGCTGGCAGACATATGCACCCACTTCAACGACTTCAAGCATGCGAAGAGCGCCAATTTCTTCCATGCTATCAAAAAGATCGTAGACGCCGGGAAGGTGGATATCTGGGATGTGATCAAAAAGTACAACTCCTACAAGGACGAGCTGGTCAAGCAGTTGAGCTGGAAGGAATATATCAGTAACTTGGAGAATATTTACAACAAAAGCCTGCGTAGTCGGGTGATCATTTACGAATAACCCCACCAAAAAATGAACAAAAAACCAAGGGATACAGCCAACAAAGGCATGATTGAGCTAACGGTCTCGAAGATAACCGGCCGCCATTACTCCTTCGCAATTGCGTCTACCCGGTGCTGGAACAGCATAGACAACATAGAGGCCGATAGCGCCATCGGATTTTGTCAGCTTATGCCCGAAAACGGAGATAATGGTTTTTTTGACTGGTACCTCTCAGAAAGGCCATTCAATCAATTTTTCAGGTCCTATGAGGATTGCGCTATATATTTTCTTTATTTCTGGACTAAGTGGTCTTCTTCCCGCTGATCAGCCGCTAAGAAGAAAAGAGGATGACCGGAGAGGAGAGCGGAAAATTCCGCCTCCCTCCGGAGATTATCCCTCTATTCCAAAAACTTTGGGATCAAAGCCGAAATAAGGATTTCTCTCAGATATTTCCGAAAGCATCAAATACACATTCATGTCATCGTGAATAACCGCATCAACAGAATAGATTTTTTTGGTGTTGAATTGCATGAAATAATGCCCGACGAGGGGTATGGTATTCATCTGGACGTGCTCTAACTTTTGGTACTTCGAACCGTCCTTTAGAAAAAGGCTTACTTCAAAAAGCTGTTCGGTTATCACCATTTTATCATTTTCCATATAACAGGTTTCCGCAAATATATCGTTTACTCATTGAGCCCAGCAATGAGATAAATCTCCACAATTTGAAGAATGCTTAAAAAGATTACTTTGTCCCTATTCCGCAGAGCGCCCTGAGCGCCAAAAGAGGGACACAGAGCTTTGGCTCCCTGCGACGGCAGGGGGCTTTTTCACGCCAGTTATCCACAGATGTGCATGAAACCAAACCGGAGTCATTCTTAAAAAAATGCTTAAAAAGATTGTAATATGCTTAAATAGATTATTTTTGGGAGAAGTAATATCCCATCATTATGCCAGGCGGTCGTCCTTCCAAATATTCCCCGAAGCTCAACAAGCAGGCTGAAAGCCTGGCGCGGTTGGGCCTCACAGATAAGGAGATAGCCGACTTCTTCGACATAGCAGAATCGACATTTTACGAGTGGAAAGAGGTTTATCCAAAGTTTTCGGAGGCCATAAAAAAGGGGAAAATACCAGCTGACGCCGCCGTCGTCGGTAGCCTTTTCAAGCGGGCGCTGGGCTACAAGTACAAAGAGGTGACCTACGAAAAGATCGACTTCAAGGAAAAGCTCGATGCGGAGTCGGATACCGCTATACTGAAGGATGTGTATAAAAAGAAGGTCGTTACAAAGGAGCTTCCGCCTGACGTGATGGCTCAGATGTACTGGCTCAACAACCGCCGCTCTAACGTGGAGAAGGGAACCCAGCGGTGGGCGAACAAACAGGAGATTGATCACACCAGCAAAGGGGACAAGGTCGGCACGGTCCCAATGGTGGTAATTCAAAACCCCCATGACGCCCAGTAAGCCGCAATACGATATCCTCGTCAGCCGCTCATCGGTGAACCTGTTCCTGGCAGGGCAGGGGGGCGGTAAGACGCATTGCGCCGGCGCCGTATCGGCTATGTTCATATCAAACTTCCCGAATGCCAAAGGCCTGATCGCGGCAAACACCTACGATCAGCTGAACAAGTCCACGATGTACCGGATACGGGAAGTATGGGAACATGAATTCCAAATCAAAGAATACAACGACATTACGGGGGAAGGGTGCTACGTCATGGGCATTCAGCCCCCAAAGCATTTTAACACGGATGCCCATAATTTTGATAGGTATAATAACATTATATCTTTCGATAATGGCGCTGTTGTATACGTGGGTAGCTTCGATAACTACAAAGCCTTGGACGGAATGGAAATCGGCTGGGCGATACTGGACGAAACCAAGGATACCCCGGAGGCTGCGATCAAAGAGGTTATCGTCGGCCGACTCCGTCAAAAGGCGATTTACATTGACGACAGAGGGCGACTGGTAACAGAGGATGACCAGGAGCTCACCCCGGACCAGGTACTCACGCCGTTCAATCCTCTTTATATTTTTTCTTCCCCGGCAAAGGTCCAGTGGATAAACGAATGGTTCAACCTGGACCAATACCAGCCAGAGATCAACGCATCGATCTACTCCGACTCCACCTACTTTAAAAAGAAGATCGGCAACAAGTTCGTGACGATCAGCTCAGCATACCATAACCAGCACAATCTCCCCTCCAACTACATCGAGAACCAAAAGGCGAACCTGCACAGCGGATTGCAGGATATGCTCATTTATGGCAATCCATTCAGTAAGGCCGGCGGAGAGTTCTATAAATGCTTTGTCCGTAACCAGCACGTCAAGCCGCTGAAGTATGATCCTAAGATCGCCCTGCACATCACCTTTGACTTCAACGTCAACCCGTATATCACCTGCCTGATATGGCAGATCGTCGGGAAGAAGGCCATGCAGATCGACGAGATATGCCTATCCTCGCCAACCAACCGAACAGCGGACGCCTGCCGGGAGATAAAGCGCCGCTATGCCTCCCACGGCAAAACGGGTATGTACATATACGGAGATCCCGCCGGCAAGCATGAGGACACCCGGCAGGAGAAGGGCTACAACGACTTTACTATCATCATGAGCGAGCTCGCGGCCTTCGCCCCGAGCAAACGTGTTGCCTTATCGGCACCGTCGGTTATAATGCGGGGCAATTTTATAAACACCGTGTTCGAAAAAAACTTCATGGAGCTGGAGTTCGTGATCGGCGATAAGTGTAAAAACACGATCAACGATTATACCTATCTGAAAGAAGCCAGCGACGGCACCAAGCTAAAAGAGAAGGCAAAGGAGAACGGGGTCACGTTTGAGAAGTTCGGCCATTGCAGCGACGCGAACGATTATTTTCTCTGCCAGGCCTTCCTTGCAGAATTCACCAAATACCAACGTCCGGGAAACAGCGCCAAGGTCACCACTGGGGGCAATGCGCCGGGTACAAACCACTATCAATAAAACGCTTTACCATGAGTGCGATTGACGATATAAGAGCAAAAATAGACCCCACTGTACTGCCGGACCCTACGGTCGGGCTTATGCTTTACTTCCAGTTCCTTCCTGGTGCATGGCCGAGGGCCGATGGTGATACGACGCCGATGGATCAGGAATGGGCCTACGGGGAGTGTGTGACCAAAAGGACGGCGACGCTGTCGCTACAGGATCAGATCACCTTCCTGCTCTACGGGCTGGGGGTCAGCAGCCTGACCTATAGCTCCTTTACCGATGACGAGCAGTCTTTCCTAAAGGCGCAATACATAGACCCGCTTTGCCAGCGCGATAACGTCAACCTGGAATATGCGGACCTGCTGGAATATACCGATACCGAGCTGAAGCCGCCGACGGGGTGCAAGTACCTAAAGGTGACGCTCAAACAATAGCAAACACAGCTCCTGCGGGTGTATGGTTTTCCGGGATAACTACCCGGCATTGTCCGGAAGGACACCAACGCCCGCAGGGGTACAAAAATAAAGGATATGAGTACGATCAATCATTTACAGGCATCACACCGAGCAACGGAACAGGACCGGGCCGAATTCACGGAGGCACTCCGGGAGATGGGCACGGCCGGGTACGTGGTGATCGACGAAACCAACCCGGTAGACTTCATCGGGCTGGGCGGTATTTCCTCTCATCACGAAACCCCAGCCAATTAACGTGAGCTATCTTATCCCGTCCGACTACAAAAAGCAGATTCAAAGCACCAACCTCGCCCAGGTGATCCGTGGCGACGCCACCATCCAGACGGCAGCGGAAGACACGGCCATCGACGAGGCCAGCAGCTACCTGGTGCAGAAGTATGACCTCGCGACCGAGCTGCAGGATACACCCCAATGGGATGGGACCGAAGTCTATAAGGCGGGCAACCGGGTATTCCTTGACGCCCCGGCTTATGTAGCCGCCACCTCATACGATACGGGCGCATACGTCACCTTTACCGTCGGTGCAGGCATGGCCGCCGTCACCAGCATATACAAGGCCTTGCAGGACGGGATCACCGGGGCCTGGGATGCTACGAAGTGGAAGCTCGTTTGTCCTCAATACCAAATATTCAACGCGAAGTATCCGGCGCCGATCTTTAACATGCAGGGGTCCTATATCATCGGATCGCCTGTGTTCTGGAAAGGCAACACCTATGTCTGCCTGATCGCATCCCGGCAGTTCTCCAGTGATACGGTCCTTCAGTTCACCAACCTATCGAATATCCCATACAGCAACATATTCCCGGACGATCCGGCCCAGGGACCGCAGTACTGGGGAACGCCGACACCCTTCACTATACCAGCCAACACCGATATCCTGAATACGACCTTTTGGCTACCCGGAGATAATCGGTGCAAGCAACTTGTCACCTACCTGGTTGATATCGCTCTTTACCACATGCATAGCGCCGTCGCTCCGCAGGTTGTGCCGGTGCAGCGGGAAAAGCGATACGACGACGCGATCAAGTGGCTGAACAAGGCGGCAAAGGGAGATATAACCGCGTCCTTGCCCTTGCTCCAACCTATACAGGGACGGAGGAACCGTTACGGCGGGCAAATCAAAAACAATAACTCCTGGTAAACCATGTCTAAAACATCCCGCATAAATAAAGTCAAGAACTTCCTGCCGACACCGGCACCGGGTTTCGGCGCTCCTGCTCAAACAGTCATGACGCCGGAGGAGCGATCCAAGGCCATAGCCAAGAATCTGGCGAACATCATCTCGCCGGTGCAGCTCCAGAGGTTACGGCATGACCTGAAGATGTGGCGTGAGGCGATCCTGCAAGCGGAAAGGGCATACTGGCCGTACAGGGTGCGCATGCAGCAGATGTACATCGACAACGTACTCAACGGTCAGGTGTATAGCCTGATGGAGCGGAGAAAGGATTTGACCCTGATCCGGAAATACAAAATATGCGATGACAAGGGAGTCCAGAGCGATGTACTGACGCAGGCCTTACAGGGGCAACCGTGGTTTCACGCCTTCCAGTCCTACGCCCTCGATGCAATGTTTTACGGGTATTCGCTTATTTCCCTGGGTGATATAGTAGACGATCGCATGAAGGACGTCTCTATCGTTCCCCGCTGGTTCGTATCTCCCGATCGGTACAATGTCGGCTCATTCGTCTATTCGACAAGTGGACCGGATTTCAGGCAAGAGCCTTACGCCGAATGGCATATATATGTACCTACACAATCGGATAACGGGGTAAGCCCTTGCGGGTATGGCATACTTTATCAAATCGCCCAATATGAGATCATTCTTCGTAACACTCTCGGATTCAATGCCGACTTCGTGGAGCTATTTTCCCAGCCTTACCGGGTGGGCAAAACCAACAAGACGGAAGAATTCGAGAGGTCCGAAATGGAATCGGCGCTTCGGAATATGGGTAGTCGTGGCTTTGCTGTTGTTGACCTTGATGAAACTATTGAGTTCGTAGAGTCGAAGCTATCCGGCACCGGCTGGCAAGGATACTCTGCACTGATGGACTTCTGTCAAAAAAATATCAGCAAGCTCATCCTGGGACATGCTGACGCGATGGACAGCACCCCCGGAAAGCTCGGCGGCCAACAAGGGGGCGGCGACTTCGGCGAACCAGGATCTCCGGCCGATGAGGCGCAACGGGACAAGCAAACAAAGGACGGCCGCTTCATGCAGCCGATCATCAATTCGCAGCTATTCCCGAAGATCAACAAGCTGCCCGTCGATATTAAGATTCCCGAGGGCTATCACTTCGAGTATACCAACGACCAGGAGGTTGAGCAGCTGCGATCCAGGGAAGATAACAGCAACCTGGCAACGGCGAAGATCGCGCAGACAATGGCGCAGGCTGGCCTCCAGATGGACCCGGCATACTTCGCCGAGCGAACAGGGATCAAGGCAACCGCCGCCCCTTTACCGGCGCCTGGTGGCATCACCCCCGAACCTACGGAAGTAACGGACCGGGTAAAAAACAAATTGAAAAACCTATACCGAAAGGGTAAATAATGTTCAAGTTTTCCGACGATATGATCGAGGCCATGATAAAGGCAATCTACGAAGGAGAGCTCGACGAGTACGAGCTGCCCGAGAACCTTTACTTCGCCATCGCCAACTACCTGAAGAGCGGGGTATATACCGGCTTCGGCGATAGCTTGGCGAGTGTAGAGGCCGACAGCGTTGACGAAGCCCTACTGATGGAGCTGCGTGAAAATATTTATATGTTCAGCGGCGCCAAGACTTTCCAGCAGGTAAAGGAAATGACCGATGCGCTGACCTTCGAGGGTGAGGTCCGGCCCTTCTCCGAATTCAAAGAGCTTGCCCAGTCCATATACGACCGTTACAACGTCAACCCGGACGGCAATGGTTATCTGCGGACAGAATACGACACAGCTGTCGGCCAGGCTCAAAGTGCTGCCCGCTGGAACGAGGTGGACAAGAACAAGAAATTATTGCCTTATCTGAAGTACTCAGCCATTGAGGACGCCAACACATCCGATATATGCGCTCCGCTGGATGGGGTGACGCTGCCGGTAGATGATCCCTTTTGGGATGAGTTCATGCCCTTGAATCATTTCAACTGTCGGTGTAGGGTAGAGCAG